AGCAGATGAACTTCCAGTCCTTCGATGTTTACATCGAGATGCTGCGTAACGCCACCGGCTTTACGTACAAGATGTCCAAGAACCGAAACAAGTTTCATGCAAAAAATAAGATCTCCGATCTGTTGGCAGATTGGATGGCACAAAAGATGGACAATAGCTTCTTCGATGCGATGTACCGAGGATATTCGGCACACGTAATTGCCAACTATACAGCACTGTCTGCTGTAGCTCACCCAAACCTGTTCATCCAAGATGGTGCAAACTTCTTCGCTTATGGCGTTTCCAACGGCGGCACTGTCATGGATTATCGGTCTCTGACTTCCTCTGACAGTTTCAGTACTGCCACTCTGGAAGCCATGGCTACATGGGCAGAAGACAATAACATTAACCCTTGTCGTATGGACAATGGCGAAGAAGGTATAATCGCCATCGTCCATCCTTACCAGCTTCAACAGTTGCGACAAGATGCTGATTGGGTTGCCTCTAACCGCTTGGCCGGTGTTCGCGGTATGGAAAATGCAATCTTTTCACGCGCAGAAGGCATGTACGCTGGCGTATATGTCCACACTACAAAGAAGGTCGAAAGCGTAACCGATGAAACGGACGGCGTAACTTCCGTCGCAAACGGGGCAAGTGTTCGACTCGCAGTCTGCTTGGGTGCGCACTCTATTGCTCGCGCGCTTGGACAAAAACCTGAAATGGTGAAGCGTGACGACACTGACTATGGTCAGATCGAAGCCTACGGAATGGACTCTATCTGGGGAGATTCTCGGGCCGACTGGGTTTCTGATGACGGTAGCTCAACAAAGACGAATCAGTCTTCGTCTGTCTGGGGTACATACTCAGCAAATCCGATCACGCTCACATAAACATTGTGGCAGGGGGCATTTCGCCCTCTGCCATTTTTGGATTGGATAATTAACTATGTCTTTTTTCTCGAAACGTGTTGTTGAATTTATTGGCAAGGGTACCCACAAGGATATACGGGTCAATGGAAATCCTTACTCCTTCAAAGAAGACCCTTTGTTTGGGGATCGAAAAGTATCTACTGTTGAAAACGACGATGATTACAAATGGTTCTTGAACAACTCCCAACGACGTGACGCAGACTTTGCAATCGCAGAAGACCTGGAAGCTGTTGCCATGACATCTATGCTCATTGATGCGATCAAGAAGAACCCAGAAGAATTTGCCATCGTCCTTGCGCCAGTGGTGGCAGAAATCATCGATGCAAAGGCTTCTGTTGCAAAGAAATCAAACCGACGTGCTCCTCTGGAACCGAAACAAAAGGATGAGTAATGGACTTTGAGGCGATCTATGACGAGATTGCTCGCCATGCCAGAATGGACACGGGCAATACAGCTCACTTGGCAAACCTAAAGTACTGGGTGAATCGTGCCCAAGATGATGTGTATGCTGCCAATCCTAAGTGGTGGTTTCTTAAGGACGAGTACACCCTGACCCCAGTGGTCGGTACTCGCAGATATGCCTTTCCGGCAACAAATGTAGACTCGGAAGCATACCCCTTAGCCCTACTGGACACGGACTCGGTTCGCGTTGGTACAACAAGCCCTCTTAGGTATGTCTCGACGGATGACCTGGACAACTATGACTGGGACTGGGTGATTGAGGCCAATAGTACTGGTTCTCCATTTTGGTATACGATCACTGGGACCAAGCTCGCTCTGTCGAAGTTTCCGTCTGCGGAATGGATAGCAGCAAACCCAACCATCTATATACGTGGGTGGTCTCGCCTTGCCGATATGTCGGAAAAAACGGACGAGTCTCGTATCCCCGATGGGTGGAGACAGGTTCTTTCGGAAGGTGGTTTGTGGAGAGCTTTTCGGGAAAGAGGAGACTCTGACTGGAAAGACCAAAGGGCTCTGTTCTATAACAAACTGGAGGAGATGAAGGCTCTTTGCAGGTCAGGTCATCCTATGTCTGGGCCTGTTCGGGCACCTCTTCCTTTTCAGTTTACGGGCCGAAGAGGTTCAAATGTACGTGATTAAAGTTATTTCAGTGCTACTGTTACTCGCTTCCGTATCCGAAGCCCAGATTGTAAACCGACCTCTCGGAAACGGTGTCTTGACACATGCTGTTCTAAGCGGTAAAAAACTTCTTACGGCAACGATAGATACAAGCCGGAGCATGATCATAGCAAGCACTGATTACGCATCTCTTTACGCAAAGTTCTCAAAGCTCGGATCGCTCCAGAATACTCGCGTATATCTGGACGTGTCACCGGATAACTCAGACACGACATGGGTTGAGTGGGGCTTGCTTGAAGAGGTGTGGGCTGACACAACTATATACAAAGAGATAGCCGGCTTCCCAAAATCATTTGCCTACGGAAGAATCAGGACAGAGGCGACGGATAGTACGACGGTGACATCAAGGCTCACGATAACAAGGATAAATGTGGGACAATGAGAACTCTTCCTTACACAGAGTATAGAGACCTGACTGGTGGTATGGATGACAAGTCTGATAATACAGAGATGTCTCCAACCCGTTTCCAGTTAATAGAGAACCTGTACGTATTGAACGATTCCCTGATAAAGAGGCCGGGGTACAAAAATCAATTCAGTGCAGCCCTCTCTTCCACTCTTATTCAGACGATGAGACAATACAACCCAACCAATAGTGTGGAGATCGGACTCCTCTCTGCCTCTGGTGGCGCACTGTTTTACGACGACTCTGCTGTGGCCGGGACATACACGCTCTCGCCCGGAGACGGTGTTGTGGTATCGATGGAAGACTTCGACGACCAGGTTGTCATTACGGATGGCGTGAACCCCCTTGTCTACTGGCCAAACAATAAGGACGTAGCAACGGGAGAGGCTGCACCGATCGTGTCAAACTCCATGCCTACTCGCGCCGGATGTATTGGCGAGTTTCGCAACCGGCTATTTATGGGAGACCTTACAGATGTTGACGGGAAAGAGTATCCAGCTCGCGTAATGAGCACAGAGATCGGCAGAATAGACACTGGATCACCTGACTCAAACAACGATCTAAACAGAAGCCAGAAGACTGTGGCCATGGTCAGACATGGTGGCGGCTTCCTGATATTCCAGACGCGATCAACATGGATTGTCAAGTACTCACCTGACTTTCAGAACTTAAACCCAGATCCGTTTATATACAACGAGCTGTCATCAAGCGTCGGCACATACAACCAGAATACAGTAATAACAACACTCGAGAACGGAACATTCTTCGTATCGAGAAGAGGGGTGTATTGGATTCCACCAGGAGAACCGCAGCCCCCTATATATATCTCTTCGACGATTGAGGATTTTTGGTCTAAAGTAAATCACAACTACCTTGGGGCATCGAGCTTTGTCGAGGTCCCAGAGATGAACGGCGTTATATTGAACATACCATACCAGGGGAGCCAAATAAACAATCGTGCAATTTTCATAAACTACCAAAACATCGAAGAGCTTGGCCGAAATGTTATATCTCCTGCGTACTCCTTGTTCAAGGGGGAGATCACGAAAGAGTTTTCTTTTCGCTCTGGTGCGCGACTCGTAAAAGATGGGCGAGAAAGGACAGTACTTGGAGGGTATGATGGGATCGTCTATCTGTTTGGAGATGTCACATCAGATGCCGAAACAGGTATTGCGTGGAGATTCAGGTCGCCAGCGTACGGACCCGGTGGGCGGGGAAGGGAGAAGTTGTGGCACAACTTCGCACTCGATGTAGACTATGACACCACTTACGACTTAACTGTAACGATAAGACAATATGACAACTCACCATACACAAAAGCCCTTGCTGGCTCTGGCGGTACGCAGTCCGGTGCATACCTTGGCCCAACAGGACGTGGCGGATCTATCTGGACTCTCGGAAGTAGCTATTTGACAATCAGCGCAATAGGCACAGTCTCCGGGGATCTTAAAAACCGAAGCAGATTCATTGAACTCGATGCTGCGGCTGGTGCCAGCACAAAGGCTTTTGCTTTGCACGGAATACTCCTTTATTACAAGACGGCAAATAACTGGGCTCTCTAAGGGAAGTTAAATGAAAAAATATATCCTTATAATTCTTGCAATGTTCGCTGTGAACATACACGCCTATACCTTACCTACCCGGTCTCAGGACTTCCAGGACGGTCAGCAGGTACAAGAGTCTGACCTCGACGGTATCGAGACGCAGTGGTTGAACTATGTCATCAACGTGCTGTACCAGGGTGGGACGATGATTACTATCCCGAATGGCGACACTTTGTACGTCAACGGGATAGCGCAGATCGACTCCCTTAACCTGACAGGGATTATCCTGTCAGATATTCGCCTTGGCGGGAACGGCACGTTAAGTATCGGGTCTTCAACTGCAAGACTTGACACCTTATGGGTTCAGGACATTGCCTCACACAACGCAGTCATTGATACCCTATCTTCCAGTACTGTGGCCCTGACGCAAGGTTCTCTTGCTGGTATCCAGGCACTCCCAACCACAACTGTCATATCAAACGCACTTACATCTACATCCTCTCTTACTGCGACTGGAACGGTAACATTCACGGACGCGACCACAACTATTGGGCGCGACTCATCGACTGCTGCGATCACGTCAGGAGCTATCTCTGGGGTGACTATTAACGCAAGTGCCATCGGTGGCGTAACTCCTGCTGCTGGAGCTTTTACGACACTAAGTACGAGCAGTGCGTTTACGCCAGACTCTGTCTATGTCGCCAATGGCCTAAGAGGTGTTGGTGGTATTTTCATTACCAGCGCAGGGGATGATGCTCGGTCTACTATTGACAGCCTCTCGGTTGTCGATCTTATCGTTCCATCTACTGCTACTTTCAGCGGTGCGACCATTGCCAACCTTGGGACAGTGACAACAGCTGACATCAACGCAGGAACATTCGATGGCGTGGTTGGTGGCACAGTTCCTGCGGCAATCACTGGAACAACGATTACCGCAAACACATCTCTTGGTGGGACATTAAGCACTGCGGCACAGCCGAACGTAACAAGTTTGGGAACGATTGCGAGCCTTGTCGCCACAACAGCTGACATTAACGCAGGGACAGTGGACGCAACCATTGGCGCAACAACCCCTGCCGCTGGAACATTTACGACTTTTGGGGCAACGGGAGTTTCAACCTTAGCACAGGGAACGCTCGGTGGGATCACAGCACTCCCCTCTACAACTGCAATATCAAACGCCACAACGATTACAAACGCAACAGAGGCAACGTCAAAAACTTCTGCCGCATTGGTAGTTACGGGTGGCCTTGCCACTGGTGGAGACATCTACGCAGGTGACGATGTATTCCTGACATCTGGGGCGGTCTTAAACTTTGGTGCTGGTGATATAACGCTCACCCATTCTGCGGGTGTGCTGACGTTTCAGGGTGGCACAGTTAATACTGCCGCAACCATTGCCACCAATCTCACCGTAAATAATCTTACTACGCACGGTGGAAATGTTGTCAGCGATACTGATGGCACTGATGATCTTGGAACAACTGGTGTAAGGTGGGCTAACCTGTATGTAGACGATATTATTTCCACGACTTCTGCGACGATTGGCACGGCAAATATTATTGGTGGTAATTGGACAGATAGCAGTGGTAATATTAGTTTCGTAAACGAGA